TTTGCATTAGATGCAACAACGGTAAAGGTATACGCAGTTCCATTTGTTAACCCAGCAACAGAGATAGGAGAACTGGAGCTTGAGCCCGTTAACCCTCCAGGGCTAGATGTTGCTGTGTACGTAACAGTTTTTCCGCCAGTACCGTTTGCAGTAAACCCTACAGAGACTGTCCCAGAAACTCCAGTAGCAGTTGCTGTACCAATAGTTACTGGTTGAGGAATAGTAGTGGCAAAAACAGAGCCGCTAGAAAGTGAAGGCCCTGTTCCAATAGAGTTTGTGGCGGTCACTCCATATGTGTAACTAGTACTAGAAGACAGCCCAGTAATTGTTAACGGAGAAGAGGCACCACTTGCAGTTAATCCCCCCGGACTAGATGTAACTGTGTAGCCTGTTACTGGAAGTCCTCCATTATGTATAGGTGCTGTAAAAGAAACGGTTGCACTGGCGTTGTTGTACGCACGAGCAGTTCCTACATCAGAACCAGATACAGAAGCGGGGGCGTAAGGAACTTCCCTGCTTGAAGAAGAAACAATTCCAGTAATAGCCATTAGCTTGTACTCAAGTCTCCAACTAGTACAAATGACTGTGAGGTGTTTAACTTAATAAGTGTTGCAGATGAGTTTGTAGCTCGTAGGAATAGCCCAGGTGCACCCACTACAGAAGCAGAACCGGCTGCTACAACTTGAACCGTTCCAGCTCCTTTACGAAGAATGTGCAATTGCGCTCCTTGAGGAAACGCTACTGATGAGTTATCTGGAACAGTAATAGTTACTGCTGATGCACTATCTACAACAATCATGGCATTTTTATCAGTAAGCGCAAGAGTGTAGTTTGCTGTTTTGTTTGAAATAGTTAGGTCAGCCATAGTAACTCCGCCAGAGAAGTTACCTGAAGCGTCAATATATGACAAGACGGTTCCTGAAGAGTTTTGCAACTCAAGTAAATTAGCTGATTGAGACGTTGCTCCTTTTAAGATAAGAGGCTTAGTAGTTGCCGCCCCAGCAGTAATAATATTTCCCGTATCACCAGATTTTTTAATGTACTGAATATGGGTATCAGAAACAATGCCTGTTTCAATATTTGCTAACCGAGCAGATACAGTTAAAAATGGGTTAGAGGCAGCGTTAAACGTTCCTCCAGCAGAAGGTGTTGTAGAAATATTTGGGGTTATACCCAAAATACTTTCAATAGCAACAACCTCATCTTGCAAAAGGTTTGGGTGAGACGCGTCGATAACGTCTACAACGTTTTCTTTTGTAGAGTACGAAACGATACTGGCTGGGTAGGTTGCTGTCATTTTTTTTCCTTAGCTCGTGATTCCGCCAAAAGCGTTGATAGTAATTGTTCCTTCTTCTGGTATTTCATTTACAGCGCATACAACGTCTGCTACAGAAAAAACTTGCATTCCAATTAAACGTGCAGTTCCTGAAGAAGCTGTTGAAGCCACTACAGTATTTCCAAGGCGTTCGTATGTAAAAGTGGTTAACCCAGTACTTAGTACTTGGTAAGTACCATTAAAAGTAGCATCTACTCCAGTTATTGTTACATAGTTTCCGGTTTGGAGCCCGTGGTTAGTAGATGTTGTGATGGTAGCAACATCGCTTGCTAGTTGTTTGTTTGTAATAGTCCATGAAGAAGTGACTGCGACAGAGACAACGTCAGTTGCTGTTTTGGCATATGTAAAAGTAGTTGTAGTTGGAACGCTTAAAACTACAAAAGTGCCATTAAAAGTTGTATCTACATTTGTAATATTTACTGTTTGACCTACAGAAAGTCCATGAGCTGCTGCGGTTGTAAGAGTAGCTACATTTGAAGTTAAAGCTTTATTTGTAATGCCAGATAATTGCTGTGCGTCACGTCTACGAAGCACGTTAAATTGTGAGTAATCAACTCCGGGAACATTTGCAATAATTCTCATTGCGTACTGCAAACTAATTCGGTCTGAAAATAAAACGTTATCAAACAACAAAATATCAGCTAAAGCTGCCAACACTTCGCTTTTAACATTGGTTTGACGATATTGAGGTAAAACCGTCAAATCTAAAGTAATGTCTACAGGAACATACGAAGGAGGAGCAATAGTTAAAGAAGTATTTGCTGGGGCTTTTCCTTGCAAATAAGACGCAACAATGTTTTTAAGTACGTTAAAAGTATAAGTAGGGGTTACGTTATCTGCTTCAACTCCGCGGTTTCCAAACGGCGCCATATATAAAACAACGCTGCTGTAAGTTTCCGCTTTTGAGTTTGCTTTTGCAACTCCAGAGACTTGTAACGCTAAGGAAGAGTAATCATTTAATGATACTGCTCTATTTAATGATTTAAGGCTAATAGGCGCGTTGACTTTTATTGAATCTGTTGTTTCCGCGTCTGCTCCGCCACCCGCTGCTGAGGCATTAGTAACTGTAAGCCCAGATACATTTATATTCAATGGTTCTGTAATAGAGCCAGCAGTAACGTTTCCGTCAGCGCCTCCGCCTACTCGATACGTAGCCCTAATAACTTTTCCTGATGGAGGAATCTTTCCACCAATATTGTCACCAAATTGAATATAACTTATGTCATCGGCGTCAGTAAAAACTGTAAAAGCAGGAGTGCTGCCAGGAAAATCAATTAGATATTGAGCGCGTTCATACGCTACATAGTCAACCGTTACAGCAACTGTTGACTCAATTACTGGAGAAGTTTTAAGTGGATAAACTTGGTTAGGTTCTCCAGTAGAACTGTAAGTTACAATTTCATCAGTAATTGTAACTCCTTGAGTTGCTACAACATCTGCTTGACCCAGGTCAGCTCCTCCAAAACCTGTAATAGTTCCTGTTGTAGAAGCTGAAGCAACGGTTGACGAGCCAATTACAACCGTTAAAGTAGTTGCAGTAGGCACAGTCAAAACTGTTGCCGACCCAGTTACTGCCGTAAAAGGTGCCACAGTATTTGTAAACGTCACTGTTTGACCTACGTAAAAAATATGAGCTGCTGAAGTAGTTACAGTTACAGTTCCACTAGCAATAACTAAGTTTGAAATTGTAGAAGTTGTTGTAGAAGCCGGTACTGTAATTGAGCTATCGGTTTCAAAAATAATTTGAGTTGAAACACCATCAACATCAGCTGTAGTGGCAATTTGTGTTAACGCTGGGACGTTAATAGGTGCATCAGAACTATTACTAAATTTAAGAGTTACATACGACGGGCTACTTTGTGTAGGTTGATAGTCTAAAAGAGAAGCTTGACGCAAAATACTAGACCGTTTTGTAGCAGTTGAAATAAACGCTTCATTTGCGCTTCGGTCAATATAATAAGACTGCAAATCTCCAAGATAAGCTTGAAGCTGGATTAAGGCATTGCCAAAATCTGTAGAGTCTTTAAAGCTCTTCCATTTTGGGGCGTATGTAGGAACTAGTAAGTACAGGTCATCGCGTATAGATAAAAAGTCTCTTGAGGTGTAGTCCACTTGCGGGACATAGTTTTGGTCAGCCACTGGTTACCTCGTTAATTATATCGCCAAATCGGGTGAAAGATGCAGTTCTTATTCTAACGGAATCTTGGACTCCAGTAATGTCAGCGTAGTAAATTTCTAGCTCAAAAACACCTGTAGTCAGGTCTAAAGTACCTGTCAGGTCAACAAACATCAAGGTAGGGAACCATTTAGAAAACGCTTCAGTTACAGCAACTCGACAAATTTCTAAAGCTTCTTGTTCGTTTTCAAAAAGCACTTTTGGAACTCGAGTCCCATAGTTAGGGAGCATTACCCTCTCCCCTAAATTAGTAAGTACTACTAAAACAATGCGGTCTTGCCATATTTTTCTTTGGTTACTTGTGTGGGTAACAAAGCCGGTATTGTTAAAACTAAACGGCCAAACTATTGCTGTCTCTGCCATTACAGTACTCCAATCCAAACAGGAAAATTAGGGTCTCCCCCTACAAACATTACCCAAACAACAGAGGATAAAGCAGGAACTGTTGATGGAATCTTTGGAACAATCCCCGTATTGTACGGGCTTACTGGGGTTCCGTTTGATGCTTCTGGGGTTCTACAAGGCAAAGCCCAGTTAGATACAGCTTCCCCAGTTATTTGCGGGACGGTTACCTTAATCCGACTTCTATGTTCTGGGTCATTATTATCAATACATTTTCCAGGGTAGATACCGTAAAAACGGCGGTCATAGTCTTCAGAGGACACCTAAAGTACCTAACCTTTCACTAGCTGCTTGCGTTCTATATGAGGCTGGTTCTACTCGGTTTAAGTTTCTGTTACCTCTAGCCACCCATTTTACAATAGTTGTTTCTTCAGACGTTAGAGGTTTTCGGTTTAATGTCTTAGAAATAGCTCTTGGAGATGTAGACAGCTTACCTATGTTAGCTATAGATAACCCTGTAAACCCTTTTAATTTATCTTGGCTTTTACCAAAAACAATTTTACGAACTTCTGGAGTAGGCTTTGCTAATAAAGTTGTGCCGTCTTTCCATCTATTTCCTCTGCCTAAAGAGTCAAGGCCGAGGATAAGTTTGGTTGTGTATCGCAAATTTTCAATAAGATGCTCAGCCTCTAAAATTATCCAATATCCCTCATACGCTTCTCCAATGCCAGATAAATAAATAGGCATTCCTGGACGCAGACTAGCGTTTCCTAGTACTTCAGCAGTTGCGCGGTACGGAAACATGGTTAAAACATCAGCTGCTTCCGCTTCGTAGCTGGCTGCGGCATAGTCTAAAGATACAACATCAGTATTAAATCTATCAAAAAATTCTTCAGTTCTGTTTTGTCTAATTGTTATGTCTCTAGTCTGCCTGGTTATTGCAAAGTTTGTTTTGGCGTTTGTAGTTAAATCAATTCCAGAAATAGCTGTTGCAGACTTAGAGCCCTCTTCCCAATGTAAAGTTTCTCCAATAACTGGATTAAACGAATACAACGTACTTCCTTCAGGGTCGTTAGCGTTACGCATTTCAAATATATTTGCTACAGATTTATAGGTTGTAAAATCGTCAGTTAATGGCTCAAAATAAATTGAGGTGTTCTCAGTTCGTAAAGAGTATCCACATTGTTTAGCTAAACGAACCATTAATAACCAGTCGCTAATTCCTGCTTGAGCAATCTGTGGATACACTCTAGGATGGTCAATTACTGAATATGAAAATTCATTTCTTTCAGCAATCTCTTTGACCACTTCAGAAGCAGTCATATTTGTGTATATTCTTTGCGAGGCCTGTTTTAAAACATAAGACGCACCAATTAAAATTATTTTAACGTGGTCAGTTCCAGGAGTTTTTACTGGTTCAAGATGGTGCACATACCCGTAAAAAGTTCTTTCGCTGTTTGGCTCTTGATACACAACATCTACAGGGATACCTGGTTTTATTAAATCAAAAACTGGCTCCCACTCATTAAATGTAAGATAAGCAATTTCGTGTTTGTACTTTTCTTGAACAAGGCGAAAAGAGCTCAATCTAGAAGGAGCCTCGTCAATTCCGTTAAAGGTAACGCTAATAAATTTAAGCACGGCGAGGAACTCTAATAACTGTTCCAGCAGGAATATTTAAGATGTCTTCAATCTCAGGGTTTGCTTCAGCAATAACCCACCAAGAGTAAGGACTTCTGTAATTACCTTGAGCTATGTTGTCTAGTCGGTCTCCTTCTTCCCAGACATAGTCTGACCAATTTAAAGTACCAAGCTCGCCAAAATCATATGTAACCACAGGTGTTATATCTCCATCTTCTACGACTGCAATGTAGTAAACGTAAGAGTCGTTGTACCTTGAGTTTCTTAAAATTGTCATTATGCGCCTTCTGCCAATCCAACAGAAGCCATAAGATTTGCTTGAATTTGTATTTGACTTCTAATAGGTTTCATATCAGTAGTAAATTGTAAATGATTTACAGAAATACCGTTAATATATCCAAGGTAATTTAAAGGACCAATTTCAATTTTTACTAAAGTTGCTGATAAGAAACCAATGTCTGAAGTAACACGCCCAAGAGAATTTTTCCATCCGCCAGACATGTAGTTAGCGTTTGGACCATTAATAGTTTGATATAAAAACTCAATATCGTGCAAAGTGCCTAATTCGTAAAGCTCTTTAAGCTGCTTTTGCATAATTTCTGGGGTTGCTAAGCCTAATTTATGTGGCGTATAGAATTTAGAAAAGTTGTTTCCCCATTGTTTTTCTCTGTCTTTTCTAGCAGCTGCGTCCCATTCTTTATAGCCTTTATGAGCAAAGCAAGCAAAATCGTTTATTCTATTAATTTCAAGAGTTAAAGTAATTGTTTCTTGTCCAGGAAATGCTCCAGCAACTCCAACAAATCGGTCTTGCATAGAAGGAGTTACGTCTGGATTTAAACTTACTGTTGTGCCAAAAGAGTCTGGATTCCATAAGAATTGAAATCCCATTTGACGAGCATTAGCGGTTGGCTTAGCTCCGTTTCCAGTGTATTTAAGGTCAGAAGCAGTTGCGTACCAGCTTATTCTTCCGCGTCGCATTGGATTTTTTGGGCTTGTGTTTGGGTTAGTTCCAACTACATTTGACTTTGTAGAAGACTTGCCCTTGTCTTGAGCACTTCCTGGAGAAATAATGTGATTTTTAAAATCTCTGTGGTCTACAGTAGAAGGAGCAACAGGCAAACTCCAAGAATGAGGTGACAGGTTAAAAGTATATTGCGCTAAATCAATAGGCGGAGTAAACACATCTTTACTGGAATTAGCTAATTTTTCAGATACATTTAAAGGAGAGTTCTTGTCAAAAAACTTTCCAATTCCATCTAATATAGAAAGAGCAACGCCGCCTCCAGCTGATGCTGCTGTTGTTTTTGGATTAAAAGTTACGGCTGAGGTAACAGCGCCTCCAATCTTAGAAAGAAAGTAATTAGATGCATAGACAGTGGCGCCAGCTGTTGCAAGAACAGCTCCAGCAAGTGATGTTGCAGCCCCGCCACCAGCTACGGAAGTAGGGACTTGAGTTATGGCAGGCCCAGCTCCAAGAATCGGGTCAACTACTGCAGCTTTTGGTTTTAAACTTCCAGTATTAGACGCGTTTAATGAAGCTCCAAGACCAAGAAGAGGCTTAATCCCTGGAGGTACAGAAACAACTTGTTGAGCGTTTACTTTGCGAACAGCTCTAGTTGTTGTTGTAATTGGGTAAGAAAGGTTATAGGTAGTACCGTTTGTTGGAAGAGTCATTAGTGTGATACTGCCTTTCTAATTAAGTTGTCGTAATCAAGAGCTTTTTTAATTGCCGAAGCAAGTTTGGTTTCATCCCAATTACCTGAACCTTCAATTTTAATGGTGACCCCGCCGTAATTAACGTTATGACTACCGTTACCAGAAGCTCCAGAAGCTGATACAGGACCACCTTCAGCACGAGCTCCTATAACGTCA